AGCGCCGAGCGCGGTGAATACGTTTTTCCACATGGCTAGTATTACAAGTTAATAAAAGAGCATGGATAGGGTCGCACCTGAAAACGCACGCCCAAGCGCTTCCGTGCTCTTTTATATTTTGATTGGGCAGATTATAGGAGGCAATAATCGTGTTTACTACAAAGTACAATGAGAAAGACTGTGTTCAAGCTTATCTTGATACGCGGTCACAGACTAAGGCCGCAGAAATATGCGGATGTAGCAGAGAAACAATTGCAAGGGCAGTTAGAAAAGCGGGCATACAATTAGACGGTCGCAAGTTCAAGGGGAACGGAGGCGGCGGTTCTGAATCCAAGATAACAGATATGGAGTTGCTTGAAGAAGCAAAAATAATGACTCGCTTTGAAATTGCACGTAAATATAACATGAACGTGTGCAATATTGACAGGAAGCTTTACAGATTAGGGATAAGATGTGTTAAAGCTGAAAAAAGTAAAAACGGAAGAATTGGGTCAGGTCATCACTATCATGAAAGAGCGATTGCGTATAACGTAAAATATGATCCAGACGTTTCGTTAAAAAAGCTTATTTTAAGAGACTTTGGAATTTGCCAGATTTGCGGAAAACCGATAGAGAAATCAAGCTTTATCGGTAAAGGATGTGGGCTGTTATATCCAACGATTGATCATATCATTCCACTTTCAAAAGGCGGAAATCATACATGGGATAATGTTCAGTTGGCTCACATGAAATGCAACTCCATGAAAGGAGATCGCATGGAGGTGATAGTGTGACTGATCTTATTTCTGCCGCAAAGAGTGGAGATAAAAGAGCCACATTGATTGCGCTCCGTGATAAGTTGGCTGAAACTATTCAGAATTGTGATAGTGGTCGTGATATGGCATCAAATTCAAAGCGACTCATGGAGGTTATGGCTGAAATTGAAGCCTTGCCGGATGAAAAGCCGAAAATCTCAAAACATGATCGCTTAAAAAACAAACATGAGAACCGGTAACCAGATGCCGACTTTTTCGCGTGTTGGTGAATATGCTTATTCACTAAGCGATGAAGTTGTAGACATGTTTGAAGATGATGCTGGAGCTTCCTTTTATCCATCTCAGAAATATGAAATGGAACTGTTATTGGCAAGGAATCAGGTGGGTGCTCCAGCCGCTTTGACTATTGGAATATCGAAGCCTCGTCAAAATGGGAAAAGTTATGCCGCACGGTTTTATGCTGTGTATATGAGCGTATTTGAACATCGTGAAGTTCTTTATTCCGCTCATCACAGTACGACAACCAATAAGATGTTCAAAGAGATATGTAATCTTTTTGAGAGTCCAGAAAGATTTCCAGACTTTGTTAATGATGTTAAGTCGATCAGTCACGCAAGAGGTTATGAAGGCGTTTATTTTAAAGATTGGAAAGATGATAACGGACTAATTCACAAAGGCGGCAGTATTGAATTTGCCACAAGAACAAATAGCGGATCGCGTGGCGGAACATATTCTGTCATCATTATTGATGAGGCGCAAGAGCTAACGGTAGATCAGCAGGAAGCAATGTTACCTGTTATTTCTGCCGCTTCTGATCTTAAAGATGGGGCAAGAATGCCTCAGCAGATTTATATTGGTACTCCGCCAAGCCCATCTTGTCGAGGAACTGTGTTTGCAAGTATGCACAATACAGCGCACAGCAATGATCCTGGCGGCGTTTGGTGGCTTGAGTGGAGTGTTGATATAAAAGATGTTTTGAATGATATTTCAGACAGTAAAAAAGCAATTGAATTTGCATATCAGACAAATCCAGCGATGGGCTACAGAATAGCAGAAAAAACCGTGCTAAATGAGTTTGAAACAATGAGCAAGGACGGTTTTGCGCGTGAGCGGCTCGGATGGTGGACGCCTGTGGTTGATCATAAAGAAGACTATGCGATTCCTGCTAAAGATTGGGATGCATGTAAAAGTGCAGATATGAAGCCGGAAGGAAAGACGGCATACGGAGTTAAATTCACAGCGGATGGATCTGAGGTTGTTCTTTGCGGTGCAGTGATTCCGGCAGGCGGTGCCGCTCGTATTTCGATGATCCAGCGAAAGCCAACCGGGCATGGTATGCAATGGCTTGCAGACTGGCTCAATGAGCGGGAGAAAAAAGCGGCTTGCGTAGTGATTGATGGCAGAAACGGTGCTGATGTGTTGGTTGATAAGATCGGCGATGTTTGGAGAGTAAAGGGATCTGTGATTCGTCCAGGCGGCCGTGATATTATCGCTGCAGCCAGTACGCTGTGCAACGCTGTCAATGAACGTACAGTTAGCTGGTATGTTGGACAGGAAGCGCTGAGAGAAAGCGCTATAACCTCAACAAAACGTCCTATTAGTGGCGGCTGGGGTTTCGGTGGAGAAAATTCTGCACCGGTTGAAGCTGCCGCTCTTGCGCTCTGGGGCGCTAAGACTACAAAACGAAACCCCGCACGGAAAATGCGGATCGGATAGGAGGAAGCCATAATGCTTTTTTATATCCAGCCGGAGAACATCGCCGGTCTGACTGACGATGAACGTTATTGGCTCGGAAAGCTTATTTCAGTCTTTGAGAGCCATTGGTCCGGCAATATTGAAAAGAATAAATATTATGAGGGAAAAGTCAGCTTGCAATCTGTCAATCTTGGGATTGCTCTGCCGGATGGCATGAAAGGTCTTGAGATTGGATGTTCATGGGGAGCGAAGTGCGTTGACGTTCTTGCAGCCAGATCTATGTTTGATGGATTTGTCGGAGCGGATGGAAATGACGTCCCAGAGCTCGATCAGCTGGTAGCGGATAACAGGCTGATTGCGGAGTATATGAAGTCCTCACGCGATGAGCTCAAATACGGCTGTACCTTTGCGACTCTGAGCAGAGATTCTGCGATTGGGTGCAAGATTCGCTGGCACAGTCCTCAGACATCAGCGGCATTGTGGAACGGAGAAAAAGGGCGCATCCGCTGCGGGTTCGCTATTATCGACACAGTACCGGATAATGCGAATGATTTTAATTGGACACCGAGCCTAATTAATTACTACACCGATGATGCTGTGATTGTGATGGCGCGTGTTGATCAGACTTGGACCGTAAAACGTTTTCCGCATAAAATGGGAAGGCCGCTTATGGAGCCGCTGATCTGGAATGCGACCAGCAATAAACCATTTGGTCGGTCTAGGATCAAAGAGCCGGTGAGGCGTTTGATTCAGGGATATGTTAGGACGATTGCCAACGCCACTATCGGCCTTGAGTTTGCAACCTCACCGCAGAAATATCTGCTTGGTGTGACGGATGATCAGTATGATGCACTGATCAATCAGAAGTTTCGGCAGTATGTTGGATCCATCATTGCATCCACAACGAACCCAGAAACCGGAGAAAAGCCGAGCTTCGGGCAACTGCCTCAGGGTAATATCAGTCCGCATGTGGAGATGGTCCGCGTTCTGGCCACTCAGTTTTCTGCGGCAACAGGTCTTCCGGTTACAGATACCGGCGTAGTGAATGACGCGAATCCTACCAGTTCTGATGCAATCGAGGCGCAGACCAAGACGCTGGTCGGTCTGGCCGAACAGATGAACGTAGGAAACGGTGACAGTCTTCGCACCATTGCTCAGATGGCTCTGGCAATTTCAAATAACACAACCATCGAAGCGTTAAGTGATGATCAGAAGAACATTGTGGCACACTTCAAAAATCCGGCATTGCCGTCTGTGGCTGCCACTGCGGACGCGGCGATCAAGATCGCAAGCTCTCGTGAGAATTTTGCAACAACCGATACATTCCTTGAGATGATCGGTTTCGACAAGGCTGATATTCGCCGGATCAAGGCGCAGGAACAGAGAGCACGCGGTCAGGCGGTGCTTAAGGAGCTGGGGATTGAATGACGATCACAAGGAGCGTCTGGTCTAAATATATCGCCAGTCTGCGAAAGGTTAATGATGAGGCCGCACGGCTTGCTATCCGATACCTTGAAACGCATGACACAGTTACGCAGGCCGGTGTTGATGCGCTGATTGAATACTGTTACAGTCTGGCTACCAAATACGGAGAGGCAGCCGCAGAGCTTGCCGCTCAGATGTATGATGCTTTGGCTTTGGCAACAGGCGCATCAGTTGCTCCGGCAGTCCCAGCAGCCACAGCAACTATGCAGGAGACGGCAAAGGCTGTTGTCGGTACCATGAAAACCGGAAACAATGAAATTGTATCGTCTGCGGTTGGCCGCCTGGTTAAGATGGCCGGGGTGGACACAACCATGCAGAATGCTCTCCGTGATGGCGCTGAGTGGGCATGGATCCCGGTTGGTGATACTTGTGCCTTCTGCATCACGCTGGCTTCCAGAGGCTGGCAGAGAGCCAGCAAAAAAGCGATCCGTGGCGGTCATGCGGAACATATCCATGCAAACTGTGATTGCACTTATGCGATTCGGTTTGATGACAGTGAGGTCGAAGGGTACGATCCTCGCGAGTATGAGGAAATGTACTATGACGCAGATGGAAAAAAGCCGCAAGACCGCATCAATGCTATGAGGCGCGAGTTTTATGCCCAGAACAAGGACGAGATCAACGCGCAGAAACGATCCGCCTATGAAAAGCGAAAAGAGCGTGAGAGCTCTTCCGCTGAAGAAATTAATGTTGATTAAGGCATCCAGACTAGGGTGCTTTTTTCATACCAATCTTGCCGGGCGCGGCGTAAAACACGCGACAGCAGAGAGGCAACCTCGTTAAAAGCGTAGCTGAGAAAGGACAAACAATGAAACGCACAGACATCTCCGACCTTTTCCCTGATGCTACAAAGGAACAGATCGACAAGCTGATGAGCATCAATGGTGCTGACATCAACAGCGCCAAGGGCGACCTGGACGGCCTCAAGGGTCAGCTGGCGGAAGCCCAAAACAAGATCACACAGTTGCAAAACGGCAGCGGTCAGTCTGATCAGCTGGCAGCCGCCAACAAGGCCATCGAGGATCTGAAAGCAGAGCTTGCCGGTATGAAGACCGTTGAAAATCTGCGGCAGATCCGTGACAAAGTGGCCGCCGACAAAAAGGTTCCGGTCAATCTTTTAACTGGAGAAACGGAGGAAGCCTGCGCGGATCAGGCAGACAAGATCTTAGCCTTCGCCCAGAGTCACGGCTATCCTGTCGTACCGGATGGCGGAGAAGCACACCATGATTCTGCACCACAGGCGCGAGATAAATTCGCGGAGTGGGCAAAAGACAATTTATAATTTCTTGAAAGGAGAAAACCAAAATGGCTGGTATTTCTACTAATCGTTCTAACATCGCACTTCCGACTGAAGTCTCTCAGGAGATCCTTCAGAAAACTCAGGAGCAGTCCGCTGTCATGCAGCTGGCTCGTCAGATCGCTCTCCCAGGTCGCGGCCTGACCATTCCTGTCATCACCGGCGATCCTGAGGCTGCGTGGGTCGAAGAGACTGCGGCAAAGCCGGTTTCCAATCCTACCCTTGCAACTAAGGTCATGCAGGCTTATAAGCTTGCTGTCATCGTCCCATTCTCTGATGAGTTCCGGCGCGATGCTGCTTCTCTGTATGATGCTATTGTTGCTCGTCTGCCTCTGGCTCTGGCTGCCAAATTTGACGCCACCGTCTTCGGCGCTGCTTCCGGTGCTCCTGGTGCCAACTTTGACACTCTCGGCGCTGCTACCGCGTGCGGTATCGGCGGTACTCATGCATACGCCGGTCTTGTCGCTGCGGATTCTGCCATTGCTGTTGCTGGCGGTATCCTGAACGGAATTGTCCTGTCTCCTCAGGGCAAGGGCATCCTGCTCGGTGCTGTTGACGGTAATCAGCGTCCGCTGTTTATCAACAATGTTGCCGAGGGCGCTGTTCCGATGGTTCTCGGCGCTCGTACCACGCTCTCCAAGGGCGCGTATGCTTCCGGTACTCCGAATAAAGTCGGTATTGCTGGCGATTGGACTCAGGCCATGTATGGCACTGTGGAAGGCGTGCAGATCCGCTTTGCTGATCAGACCTCTCTCACCATCGGCGGCGATCAGGTCAATCTGTGGGAGCACAACATGTTTGCGGTCCGTGCAGAGATCGAGGTCGGCTTCCGTGCTGATACGGCCTGCTTCGCGGTCCTGACCGACGCCACCACCTGATGGATCGGGCAAGGATGATTAACCTGGTCACCGGTACGGAGATGTCCGTACCTGGTGACTTGGTTGAAAAGTATCTTGCTGCCGGTCATAAGCTCGTTGAAGCTTATCCGGTTGAAGAGAAGCCTGCACTGGTCAAGAAGTCTGCGAGGAAGAAACCGGCAGAGAAATGAGGTGACCTCATGAATGCATGTGAAAGCGTATATGCAAACGTCAAAGACATACAGTCGAGAATGACGCGGGTGCTGTCGGAAGATGAGCAGAAAGCCTGCGATGTGTATCTGGAGGATGCTGCGGCGATGCTTGACGCGGCCGCTCCGAATGCACCATATCGCGCAAAGAAGATTGTGTCGTGTCGCATGGTGATCCGCAAGCTCGGTGACGGTACCATGATTGGATATCCGATAGGAGCCAGCCAGGGCAGTATGAGCGGCCTCGGTTATTCGCAGAGCTGGACAGTCTCTGGTGGTGGGGCCGGTGAGCTGTATCTCAGTAAATCGGACCGGCAGTTGCTCGGCCTGTCAAACAGCATCGGCAGTTACAGTCCGGTGCAGGAGCTGGCGCCGAAGGAGGTACCGACATGACCGGCACGTCTGTTGTCCTGCATGTCATGACTCCAACCGGCGTGGATTCATTCAACGCTCCGACTTTTGCCGAAACCTTGGAAACAGTTGATAACGTGCTGATCGGTCAGCCTACCACGGAGGAGATTGACAGCACGTTGTCACTTTATGGGAAGAAAATAGAGTATATGCTCGGTATCCCAAAAGGTGACACGCATAACTGGGAAGATACAATTGTCGAGTTCTGGGGCGGTCGGTATCGCACCTTCGGCATGACGATCCAAGGAATCGAGGCGAATATCCCGACACCGTGGCATAAGAAGGTCCGGGTGGAGCGAGATGGCTAAAGTCACGTTTAAGCTGAATTTGTCCGGTTTGAATGCGCTGATGAAAAGCTCAGAGATGCAGGCTGTGCTCAATTCTGCAGCCAATCAGATTGCTAACGCTGCCGGAGATGGGTATGAAGTCGAGGACGCACATTCGATCCGGTTTGTATCTATTGCGGCAGTTCATGCCAGCACATTCGCGGCCAGACGAGAGAACAGCGAAAACAATACTTTGCTGAAAGCAGCAGGAGGCGTCAAGTTATGATCGAACCGACAATAATTGCATATCTGTCTGAGCGGCTTGACGTGCCTGTTTACGGTATGGTGCCGTCTAATCCTCCTGCCACTATGGTGACGGTTGAGAAGACAGGCAGCCGCCGAACTAATCTGATCGATGCCGCCACGCTGGCGATCCAGTCCTGGGCGCCATCTATTGAGAAGGCCGCTCAATTAAATGATCATGTTAAGGCCGCAATGGCCGACAGTGTTAATCTTGATGCTGTCAGCAGTTGCGATCTTAACGCTGATTACAATTATACCGACAATACCAGGAAGCGGCCAAGATATCAGGCGCTTTTTGATATCGTCTATTACGATTAAGGAGGTATGGCTCAATATGCCTACTGTAAATAACGTCAGTGCCGGTAAACCGAAAGTTGCTGGCGCGGTATATCGTGCGCCGCTTGGTACCGCTCTGCCGACTGATGCCACTACTGCATTGGCTTCGGCTTTTGTTGACATGGGTTACATCTCCGAGGATGGCGTGACCAACAGCAACAGCCCTGAGAGCGAGAAGATCAAAGCCTGGGGCGGTCAGACTGTGCTTGTTGTCAGCACGGAGAAGCCGGACACGTTCCAGCTGACCTTCCTTGAGGCGCTCAATGCCAATGTGCTTCAGACCGTCTACGGTGACGGTAATGTCACGGTAAACGCTGAAGCCGGGACAATCGCTGTGATGTCTAATGTTGCGGCGCTTGAGGATCATGTGTATGTCATTGACATTGCCATGCGCGGCGGCGCCATGAAGCGCGTTGTGATTCCTCAGGGTGAACTGAGTGAGCTCGGCGATATTGTCTACAAAGATGATGAAGCTGTTGGCTATGAGGTCACTCTTGAGTGTATGCCGGACGCAAGCGGCAATACGCACTACGAATATATTAAGCTGGCCACTGCTTAAGGAGGATTGAGACATGATCAAAGGCATTACTTCCACCGGCTTTGAGTATGAGTATGATGAGACGCGGCTGGATGATATGCGCTTTGTCGATGTCCTCGCGGTGGTTGTGGATCCGGAGGCCCCGCGTTTCGACAAGATCGCTGGGGCCTCTCAGCTTTTAACCATGCTTTTAGGCCCTGACATGAAGAAGGCGCTCTACGAGCACATCGGCAAGAAATACAAGGGCAGAGTCCCGCGTGCAGATCTTCAGCAGGCGCTGGAAGAGATCATGCAGGCAAAGGACGCCGAAAAAAACTGATTCGGCTGGCTCGAATGATCGCCAAGGATGAGGATGCGCTGATCTGCGATTTTGCGGAGACATATCACATCCTAGATTATCGGTCATTGCCAGCTCGTCAGGCGGCACGTCTGGCTTGCGGCCTCCGGCACAACTCCCGAATCATGCAGGCGCTCTCCGGTGCTCCTGCGGATCTGGAGACGATCCTTCAGGCATTAATCGCGGACGCGGTGAGGGTGCTGGTCTGGCAAAACACAAAGGATGGTATGCACGGTCAAAATCAGCCAAAATCGGTCCTTGCTATTTTGAGTGGTAACACGCAGGAGCAGGTCGGATTTGATTCTGCGGAAGATTTTGAGCGCTGGCGTGCGTCCATGATAGGAGGCGATCCGCGTGCCTGATCTGGGTAACGCTTATGTCAATATAGTCCCGAGAGCGCCAGGCATCGAGAGCAAGGTCGAAGGCCTGCTGAGTGGCGGCAGCGCTGGAGCCGGGGCAGAACGGGCCGGGCTGAGTCTCGGTAAGAAATTAATGGGCGGGATCGCGGCGCTCGGTATCGGTGCTGCAATCGGTGAAACGATCAAATCCGCTTTTGAGGCTGGCGGTGCTCTGGAGCAGAGCTTCGGCGGTCTTGATACAATTTATGGTGAGGCGTCAGCTGCTGCCAAACAGTTTGCAATGGACGCGGCGCAGGCCGGTATCAGCGCAAACGATTATGCGGAGCAGGCTGTGTCGTTTGGTGCCTCACTCAAACAGGCTTTCGGCGGTGACACGACAGCGGCTGTGACTGCGGCCAACACGGCCATCATGGACATGGCAGACAATGCCGCAAAGATGGGTACACCTATCGAAAACCTGCAAAATGCATATCAGGGCTTTGCCAAGCAGAACTACACCATGCTTGATAACCTCAAGCTTGGTTATGGCGGCACAAAGCAGGAGATGGAGCGGCTGCTTGCTGATGCGGAGAAGTTCTCCGGCATCCATTATGACATCAGCAATCTGGGTGATGTGTATCAGGCCATCCATGTGATCCAGGGTGAGCTAGGCCTGACCGGAGTGGCTGCCGAAGAGGCGTCAACAACGCTTCAAGGAAGCATGAACTCGGTCAAGGCATCATGGGAAAACGTGATGGCGGCGCTGACAACAGGCGAAGGTCTGGAAACTGCAATGGATAATCTTACCAAGTCTGTCGGAGCCTTTGCAGATAACGTCCTGCGGATGCTCAGTGAGCTGGCTCCGCAGTTGCCGGGTCTGATCCTTGGTCTTGCTGATGTTATCCTGGACAACGCGCCGGAGTTTATCGCGGCAGGCGTTGAGCTGATCGCACAGCTTGCGGTTGGTTTGATTGCAGGTATTCCGGATCTGCTTGCAAAGATACCGGAGATCTTTGACAGGATGCGTGCCGCATTTGCTCAGTATGATTGGGGCGAGATCGGTATGAACATCGTTAAAGGCCTGATCAATGGCCTTGCGAGTGCGGCGTCCGGCCTTTGGCAGTCCATCAACAACATGGCAGAAAGTGCCTGGCAGAGAGCAAAGAATGCGCTCGGTATTTCCTCGCCGTCAAAAGTCTTTGCGGATGAGGTTGGCCAGTGGATCCCCGCAGGCATGGCAGAAGGTATTGATGAGAACCTTGAGCCGGTTGACAAGGCTTCAAAGCTGATGGCTGAGACGTCTCTCGGCAATATCCAGCCGGTCAGAGGTACAGTCAGTACACAGTCGAATGTCTCGCCGGAAGCAATCCAGCAGCTGGTGGACGCTCTGAGAGCATTTAAGTTTGACTTTTACATGGACGGTCGTCAGATCACGGAGTGTGTGACACTGCGGCAGCGCAATGCGGTCCGGAGTGGAGGCATGGCATGATAGCAATATGCAATGGTACAGATCTGTCCGATCTGATTGGATACGGCTATACGGTGGAGCAGGTGCCTCAGTACGGCGGCCAGATGACTGCTATTGACGGCACCGATTATTCCGTGAAAATCCGTGACCGCTGGCATTTGACGGTGCCTTTTATCGCTCTTACCAAGGATCAGCTGTCGATGGTTCTGTCCCTGTTCCCAGCCTCGTCCGCGTATGTTGAGTGGACTTTTTATGATGAGGCTATCGGCGGTCAAAGGATTGAGCTGATGCGATATGAGGCCAGGAAGGCGTCGCTGATGGTGCATTACAGAAACGGTGTTGAATATTGGAGCGGTCTATCCGTAGAACTGTGGGAGAGGTGATCTGATGCAGAACACTTCTCCCTTATACCATCAGATCCTCGCGGATCCTGATCATTATTTTGAGACATCTGTTGTCGTAGGTGAAAGCGGCGATCTGGTTACTGAGTATGGTGATAAGATCCTGTTTGGTGGTATCGCGATCCTTGTCGCGAGATCCGGACCAGACTCCGGCTTTACTGAGAATCAGATTTTTTCTCTCAAAACAAGCAGCAAGATGTTTGGCAATGATCCAGAGGTTGGTGCGGCCATCTCGCAGGAGATCGAGCTCCAGATGCTTCAGCCTGCCGGTGATATCCCAGACATGGCGCAGATCGTTCTCTATGTCCGTGCATGTACAGATGCTTTGCAGTCCGAATGGATCCAGCAAGGTGTGTTCTACATTGACACACGCGAAACAACTGCCAGTTATGACAGTCTGAAGGTCCTGACCTTACATGGTTTTGATGCGATGCTTACCGCAGAGCAATACTGGCACGACAATGGATCACTCAATTGGTCGAGTGGTACGGTGAGCGATACTGCGATGGTCGGCAATATTGCGGAGATCATGGATATCAGTGTGGACGCGAGAACATGGAATATCATGACCAACAATTACCGCATTCCAATGCCGATGCAGTACACGCTGAGAGAGATTCTTGGTTATATTGCGTCTATGTATGCTGGGTGTTTTATCATCACAGAGGTCGGACAGTTGAGACTGGTTTCTCTGTTGGAACTGCCTTCAGAAACCAATCTGCTGATCGACAATGCCGGTGATTATATCGTCTTTGGCACTGATAGAATCATCGTATAAGGTGGTGATTGGATGAGCGACAGAATAAATCTACAGAGAAGAGTTTCAGAACTCAACAAATCACCGCAGTTTGACAGTTATTCCAAAGTCATTATTCACATCGATGACGAGACTGATATAACGGTCGGTGATGACTACGGTCGGACATTAGAGTTTACAAATCCATTCGGCACACGGCAGATGGCAGTTGACCTTCTTGCCAAGCTGAGAGGATTCCAGTATCAACCATTCACAGCTTCCGGTGCTTTGCTCGATCCGGCTGCCGAGATCGGTGACGGTGTTGCTGTGAAAGATGTTTATGGCG